ATGGACATTGGTCTGGAGATTCAGAAAGAAATAGAAGATCAGATAAAAGAGATTACCGATACGATAGAGGGAGTTGGTGATCTACTGGCCCCGTGGTGGCAGAAAGGTCAGGTACGAGATTGGGAAAAGGAAGCGGAAGACGCATTCACTGAACTCATACAGGACTACCATATATTCATTCCCATGAAGATCATGGAACTTATCAGTGCAATCATACCAGTGACATTTACTGTGCCTATACTTGGACTATCCATAGATGTTTTGAAAATATCTACCGCTGAAGAACAAGAGAGACTCAAGGCACAGATTAGTGGAGACACCGAAGGGTTCCGCGCAAGTCTACAGCAACTGAAGGATGATTTTGAAAGTGGTAAGTTAGAACAAGATGCCTATGACTCTGCGATGGATACGCTACAGGAAACGAAGAATCAAATCGTTGATACCTTTTATAGCTTAGTTCCAGCCGAGTACCAATACTTCAACGGTGAGTTTGGTGTGGAATGTGGTGAGTGGAAGGCAAAACTAACATGGTCTTATATCAAGAACGAGATCATGGCGTTTGTTACCGGATCATTATTTGAACTGTTCGATAAATTAATCGGTAAGTTCAAAGCGATATGGGACCCATTAGGATTACCCTCTTTACCTATACCGTTAGACTTTGATATTGCAGCATGGATACGTGCTCAGGTAGAGGCGGCAAAGGTCAAGGCAGAACGTGAAATAAAACGCATAGAGGATCAGGCAGAACAACTACAATCCGATATAGAGAACTTTGACATGGATGCAGAGATCACTAAAATTAAAGATGACATGTTATCACAGATCACTGATCTTGCGCTACCATTTCCCGCACCATTCAATATACCATTAAAGGATGTGTTCGGGGGTGATATTGATAAGAAAACTATCTGTATAGAAGATGAGATACATCAATTGACTACTGCGGCTAGGGATTGGTTCGAAAACGCAAAGAAAGGACTACTATTCGATTGGGTTAAGATTGTTAAGAAGTTTTTCAATGCTATAGGATTAGGTGCTATATTTGATTTTATTGACTTGACTTTATGTGACGTTCTTGGTATGATAGGTATCCCAACTTCATTCGATATAACTTTACCTGAATTGCCGCCAATCGATGTTGCAATTCCTGTATAAATAGTACAAAAAGAGTTGATAGACTAATGGCAAAGAATTTTTCAATAGAAGATGGTAATCTATATAACGCTCCGATCACTACATCGATTAAGCGAATCAACAAAGATATCGATACTAGTTTTACCGCAAAACCTTCTACAGGTGACATCTATAAGGTCACCGATGCTGCGGCAGTCAAACAATCAGTTAAAAATTTATTAATGACGGAAAGAGGTAAGACACCTTTCCGTCCGTATTATGGTGGAGGTTTGGAAACTTTTCTATTCTCTCTATCAACCGATCTAGAACCATCCGATATTGAGAACAGAGTACGACAAACTATTGAAGCACATGAACCTAGAGCAAAATTAGTAGACGTGGAAGTTACCATCAAAGAAGATTACAATGCCGTTAATGTGGTTATTGTATTTGATGTTATAGGATCTACTAAACGAGTAAGTCTAGGACTAACTATTGCAAGGACAAGATAAATGACTATTAATTCATCTGACTTAGATTTCTATGATATCAAGTCTAAACTAAAGACGTACTTCAAACAAAGTGATGAGTTTGCAGATTATGACTTTGAGGCAAGTGGGCTGTCTAATATTATGGATGTGCTGGCATACAATACACACGTCAATGGTCTTATTGCAAACATGTCAATCAATGAATCGTTCTTGAGTACATCTCAATTACGTTCATCCGTCGTATCTCATGCAGAGAGTCTAGGGTATTTCCCTACATCGATGACTGCAGCTCGTGCGGTGGTAGATGTTGAAATAACAGTATTGAATAATGCGCCCACATCTTTACCACTAAATGCAGGGTCCAAGTTCTTCGTCACAATCGACGAAACTAACTATGAGTTCTTTACACTACAAACCTATGAAGCGATTAATGATACCACAGGTAAGTTTGTATTTCCTAATGTAACACTAGTAGAAGGAAAAGTCAAGACAAAAACTTTCTTGGCTGATAGTAATATAGATGTACCATACGTCATATCAGATAATAATATAGATGTTTCTACTATGTCTATATCGGTATTCCCTAACGGAAACTCAAGCGAGTCTAATAGTTATTTCAATATAAAAGAAGTTGCGACGATTACCGATCAATCTCGTGTTTACATCGTACGCGAATCAATGAATGGTTTTTATGAAGTATTGTTCGGTGACGGTAATGTGCTTGGTCAGCGACCACAAGCAGGTAATATAATTTCAATCGAGTATATCTCTACCTCTGGGGTAGAGGGAAATGGTGGTTCTGAATTCAACCTGAATGAATATACGGGAGAAGACTACTCGACTAATATATCTTTGGTATCTGCATCAGCGGGAGGTTCTTCCCGTGAGTCTATTTCTCAGATCAAGATGAACGCGCCTCTGGCATTCTCTGCACAAAACCGTTTGGTTACTGCTGACGATTACACGGGTATGATCATGAGTAAATATGGTAGTTATTTAAGAGACGTTTCAACATGGGGTGGTAATGATAACATACCCCCACAATATGGTAAAGTTTTTGTTAGTTTAAATTTTGCTGACGGTATAAATGAAGAATCCAAAGCTACGGTTGAGAACTTGATCCGTAGTCAGTTGACATCCAACTTATCTATTATGTCTATAGATACAGAATTCGTCAATCCTGAAATTACTTATTTGGAACTAGTTACTAGATTCAATGTTGATCCAGTCAAGAATATTCCTGCCTCACAATTAGAAGTTGCGGTCGAATCTATTATTACTGAATATACAAATTTGACATTGAGTTCATTCGATTCATCATTCAGACGATCTAATCTATTAACTCTGATAGACAATCACTCCAACGCAATCCTAAACTCTAAGATGGAAGTCAAAGTTCAACAACGATTGGACATCGATTCTATAGTTACTGATTTAAATGTTGCTAGAAAAGCACTAGATCCTCAGTCAGAAGACTTGACTTTTTTGGAAAAAGACTTTACAATAAACTACCCAGTCGTTATCGCTTCGCCAGATAAAGATGATCATATTATTCAATCGTCTATGTTTAAGTGGTATGATAAAAACGTATTTGTTAGAAATGAACTGGGGTCTACCCGATTACAATTGTTTGATGTCAACGGAGATGTCAAATTAAGCAATGCAGGTTTCTATGATGCAGCTAAAGGTACCGTGAATCTCAGGGCCCTTCGTATTGATGTAGACGGTTACTTGAGCAGCGGATTAAAAATATCTGCAACTCCAGCCAACCAGAGCACAATATCCCCGCTGAGGAATTACATCATAAAACTAGACTCAAGTGGATCTACAGTAATCAGTAATACAGAGCAAGGGTCTACTAAGGTCTTATTATAATGTCCGAATTTCTAGAGAATCAATATAGGATTAATCCTAAATTCCACCAGAATCAAGTAAAGAGTATTCTACCTGAGTTTTATCAAACAGAATATCCTAAACTAGTTTCTTTTCTAGAGACGTATTATAAGTATACGGGTGAAGACGGATCTATTTCTTTTGACGAACAAATTCAAAGATTGTTCAATATAAGAAACATTGCATCAACAGATCTACGATATTTGGATCTATTAATTTCTGAGCTTAGCGATGGATTAGAATCTGCTTCGTTCTATAAGAATCCGCGATTAATGACAAGATTACTTGCGGACTTATATCGAGCAAAAGGAACACAAATATCAACTGAACAGTTTTTCAAAGCATTCTTTAATGAAGATGTTGAAGTATCTTATCCTAAGAAAGATCTCTTTATTTTGAATGATAAACCTGGCGGTTCATTAATTGGACCTCAGTCACTACACTATATTCAAGACGATAGACGATATCAAATATTCTCAGTTCTTTTGAGAACAGGTCTATCGTTATTAGATTTTGAAACGTTATATAAAAAACTGATACATCCAGCAGGATTCTATCTTGCAGTGGAGACTGTCACTCAGAGTTCTGCTGAGGTTGGTCTTGAAGCTGGAGAAGTTACAGATCCTCTAGAAGTACCTAACTATGCTATCGAACTCCAGACCAGACAGATGGGTTCACATGTACAAGCAAGATATTCTCTACTTACTATGGAAGAGAATGACGATATTGATAAACGAACTCAGGATCAGAAAGACACTGCTACAGGTATTGTCGTGAGTTCTTTAGAAACACTAGACAAATATGATGACATTTCTTTACAGCAGTTGGTAGATGATTTCACCACAGTCGCAGAATGGGCAGGCGTGAAATCCCCAACATTGGATGATGAAGGTTTAGACCTATCTCAAGATTATGAAACTTTAGACGCATCAGACCACTAATAACGGAATCCAAAATGACAAGAAGAATTCTAGACACAGGCGGAGCTGCCAACGACGGGAAGGGGGATACTCTTCGTGAAGCCAGTGAAAAAATTAATGCAAACTTCCAAGAACTTTATGATCTAACCACACTGTCAGGTGATGGTGATATTACTATAGGAGATCTTAGTGATATCGTTGATAGCTCTGTAAGCAAAGCAATCGGAAGTGCAGATCTAGGCGATGCTATTAGTAATAGTGCTACAGTAAGTTCTTTAGGTACACGGGTAACTCAGAACGAAGGATTGATAACAACACTTGATCAGCAAATCGCTGACATCAACACATTAATTGAAAATACTGATATCGGCGAAAAGGGCCCGCAGGGTGATCCAGGCCCGATAGGACCACAAGGATCTCTAGGATGGCAAGGTACTGTTGGACCTATAGGACCACAAGGTAGCGTTGGTGCTCAAGGAGAACAAGGTGTTCAGGGTAACGTTGGTGAACTAGGACCACAAGGTAATGTTGGTGCTCAGGGCGAACAGGGTGTCCAAGGTAACGTTGGTGAACTAGGACCACAAGGAGAACGGGGCGCACAAGGAGAACAAGGTGTCCAAGGTAACGTTGGACCATTAGGTGCACAAGGAGAACGAGGTGCTCAAGGAGAACAAGGCGTTCAAGGAAACGTCGGTGAACTAGGTCCTCAAGGAGAGCGGGGTGCTCAGGGTTTCCAAGGCGTTCAAGGTAATGTCGGTGAACTAGGACCACAAGGTAACGTTGGTGCTCAAGGAGAACAAGGTGTTCAGGGTAACGTTGGACCATTGGGTGCTCAGGGTATTCAGGGTTCTCAAGGTGAACAAGGTGTCCAAGGTAATGTCGGTGAACTGGGTGCACAAGGGGAACAAGGTGCACAAGGAGAACAAGGTGTTCAAGGTAATGTTGGTCCATTAGGTGCACAAGGTCAGCAAGGCGCACAAGGGGAACAAGGTGTCCAAGGTAACGTTGGTCCATTGGGTCCTCAAGGTGAGGCCGGCGCACAAGGTGAACAAGGTGTCCAAGGTAATGTTGGTCCATTAGGTGCTCAGGGCATTCAGGGTTCTCAAGGTGAACAAGGTGTTCAAGGAAACGTTGGACCTCTAGGACCACAGGGTGGACAAGGTGCTATAGGTGAACAGGGCATCCAAGGTAATGTTGGTCCATTAGGTGCTCAGGGTGATCGGGGACCACAGGGCTTCCAAGGTATTCAAGGTAATGTTGGTCTATTGGGTCCTCAAGGTTCGCCGGGTACGGTTGGTCCACAGGGTGTTCAAGGTAATGTCGGTGAGATAGGACCACAAGGAGAAGCTGGTGCTCAAGGGTCCACTGGACTTCAAGGTAACGTCGGTCCATTGGGTGGACAGGGTGTCCAAGGATCACAGGGTACTGTCGGTGTTCAAGGTAATGTCGGTGTTCGTGGTGCACAAGGTGAAGATGGACCACAAGGTTCTACCGGCGTACAGGGTGA